GGCGTGGGCGTTGGCGGCGACGAAGGCGAAGGCGGTGGCGTAGCCGCTGGCGTAGGCGAAGGCGACGGCGGTAGCGTTGTCGTTGGCGTAGGCGGCGGCGGAGGCGAAGGCGAGGACGATGGCGTGGGCGTTGGCGGTGGCGCAGACGGTGGCGGGGTCGTTGGCGCAGACCTGGACAGGATAGCAGCGCGGCGCGGCGGGGTGGACCGGCGCGCGGAGGTCTTGAGCGGACCCGACCAGCACCGGCGACCGCGGATGAGGCGGTACGACCAGTAGCCGGCGCGCTCGGATGCCGGCGGCAACGACGTGCGGCATCCGAACGAGCGGCGCGCGGAGACCTCGTCGACGCAGGTGGCCGGCGCCGACGCGGCCAGGACGAGCAGCAGGCAAGCGGTCTGGATCATGACCAGCTTCCCCGGCGCGGGTGTTCGATCATGTCGCGGATTGCCGCGGCGTCGGCCGCGGGGAGCAGCGGCAATATCTCCTGCAGGATCACCTCGCGCGCGTCCTCCCAGAACGCCTCAAACTCCACGGCGTTCATGCTCGACGTGCTGTGCGGCACCGGGAACGAGCGGCTGTCGTCGCCGGGCAGGGGAACGATGTCGCAGCGCCCGGTCGCGATGGCGAGCCACCCGGCGATGTTCTGCACCGACTTGCCGCGCACCTTGCCGATGCGGGCGAAGATCATGTGGACGTAATCGCGGAACGTCGGCGCCCGCTGGATGCGCACGCGCACCTTCTCGCCGATGGAGAGCTCTCGCATCTTGGCGCGCGCGTCGTCGTCGACCGGGATCAGGGCGTTCTTGGCGACGTTGAAATCCATCGCCCTAGCCTCCCTGCAGCGGGTTCACCGGCGTGGTTTCGATCTTGCGCTTGGTGATCGCCGCGACGAGGCGCACGTGGATCTTGGGGGCGTGCGCCTCCATCTGCGCCAGCACGGCGTGGTTGGCGTCCACCCAGGCGCTGATTGCCTCGGTCGTGCGCAGCGGTGCGATGGCGGAGAGGAACCGGCCGCCCCATGACCTCCACTCCTCCTGATCGCCGAGCGGGAGCTCTTGCGGCGGGATTTCGCCGGTCTCCGGGTCGATGCCGTAGTCGCCGGGATCGGCCGGCGGCGGCTCGGACGTTGGCGTTGGCGTTGGCGGAGGCGTTGGCGTGGACGTTGCCGTCGCCGCTGGCGTTGGCGATGGCGAGGGCGGGGTCGATGGCGCAGGCGTTGGCGGAGGCGTTGGCGTGGACGTTGCCGTTGGCGCCGGCGAAGACGATGTCGCCGCCGATGGCGTTGCCGTTGGCGCTGGCTCTGGCGCAGGCGAAGGCGGAGACGTTGGCGTTGCCGTTGGCGAGGCCGGCGGCGTCGGCGTTGGCGCGGGCGATGGCGGCGACCAGTTGTCGGCCGGGCGCGGCGCCGGAGTGACATCGACCATCGGCGTCATGTCCGCGCCGTCCATCTCCTCGGCGGTCGGCCCGGCGACTTCTTCGGGGAAGGCGGCGCGCAGCGATGCGGCGAGGCAGACCTTGCCGAACTGATCGTAGACGCGGCGGCTCCACATGTCGTTCGGCAGCTTGCTGCCGCCAACGCGGCCGTAGGACTCCTTCCAATGGACCTGCACGACGAACGGGCGCGGCTGGCCGCCAACGAGGCGATAGATTTTGATATAGCCCCACTCGGGGAACGTGACGGTCTCCTCGCCGTCGGTCCACACGCCGCGTTCCTTCTTGCGGCCTTTGAACGTCTCCGTTCGCTCGGGTCCCCATACTGGCAGTTCCATGCCGGCCCATTCGCGCGAGCGCGAGGCGGTGACCAGCGCCTCGTTGATCGACGGCCAGACGGTCTCGACCTCGCGGCCGAGCGCGCCGTTCCACACGACGACGATGTTCACGGGCCGCTTGAACGGGTCGAGGTTGCGTGTGCGGCAGTAGTCCAGCGCGAGCAGGACGCTGTCGATGGTCCGCGCGTTGGCGAAGATCGCGTCGGTGAGGACGCGCCACCGGCCGGGGTCGTAGTCGAGGTACTGCGGCATCGGGAAGCGCGCGGCCGGGGCGGTGGTGAGAGCTACGATGGGGACGTTGCGGTCGTCGTCGTTCATCGGGCGGCCTCCTTGATTGAAACGGCGCGCGCGCGGTTGCGCTTCACGATCAGCCCGGCGCACGTGAGCGCGCCGACGCCCTCGGGCAGCAGCCTCTTGATCTCGTCGCGTGCGATGGCGTTGGCGGCGGCGGCGGCGTGGGTGTCGCGCCACGTGTTTAGGTGTTCGATCATCTCCGCTGACCAGTTGTGCGCCGTGCGGTCGCCTTCGTTGTCCAGGTTGATCGTGGTCCACTGCTCGGGCGGCGTCAGCCGCGGCAGTTGGAGCGTGACCGGCGGAGTGAGCGTCTCGACGCACTGCCAGAACTGGTCGACGCGCAGCCACACCAGCGCCTCGTAAGCGGGGTCGATCTTGACCGCGATCTCCTGCGGCTCGGCGCGGCCGTGGACGACGAGCAGCGCCACGTGGTCGGCGCCGGTGCATCCTTTCTGGCCGACCAACTGCGGCACGTAGTGCATGATCACGTCGTCGAGGCGGTTGTGGCCGTCGATGCACTTGCAGTCGATGCAGGTGCGGTCGGCCGCGCGGTAGGCGTCGAGCGTGCAGCAGAAGAACGGACGCTCGGGATGCACCACGACCTCGCCCCGCCTGGTCAGTTCGCATTGCGTGCGGCGCTCGTGCCAGTTGAGGGCGAACGGTTCGGTGTACGCGCCATACTCCATCGCCCAGTTGCGCGAGGTGTCGCGCGGCTTCCACGCCGGGTCGCCGATGCACTCCTTCCACTTGTCGTCGATGGCCTCGGCATCGCCCTCCATCAGGTCGGGCAGGAACGAGGCGGTGATCTTCTCGGCGCGCGCGGCGCGCTGCTCGGGCGACAGCGTCATGTGGGGGTTCCTTCGTGCCACCACGGAAGCGGCAACGTGGTGAGCGGGTGGAGGTCCGAGCGTGGAACGAAGTAGCAGGGCTGGCCGGGCTTCCCTTCGCGCCAGTACTTGTCTTGCTTGCCTTCGGCGCCGGTGATCCACCCGCAGATTTTGAACCTGGGCAGGAAGCTGAGCACGCTCACGTAGTTGCGGTCGGTGCGGTTCTCGCGCTGGATCATCAGGTCGTCCCATCGGCGGGACGTGTTGGTCTTGACCTCCAGGTCGCCGACATCGGCGGCGTTGAGATCGCCGACGTTGCCGCTCCAGTAGACGTTGAGCCACTTGGCGACGGCCATCTCGCCGCAGGTGCCCTCGATGTTGCGTGTCCACGTGTTGGTCGGGTCGCCGCTGCGGTCGTGCCATTCGTTCTCAAGGCACTGGACGTTGCGCATGCAGCCGACTTGCGCGGCGAGCAGCACCTCGGCCCATGTCAGCGTGATGATCACGTCGCGCCTCCCGGTGACGGGAGCAGCGGCTTCATCGTGCCGGTGCTGTAGGCGGCGGCGATGCGCGGCCGAACGTGCTGCGCGACCGACTGGCCGTCGGGCAGGATGATGTGGGCGAGGAACTCCGACTCGAAGTCAGTGATGCCGGAGGCGGCGGCCTCGAATTTCGCCAGCAGCACGAGCCGCAGCGCGCGCCATCGCTGACGGCAGGCTTGTTCCCACGCCGCCAGCGCCGCCTCCGGTGAGCGCCGCTTCATCGCGTAGCGACTGCCGCCCGAGCGGAAGTGTGTGAACCGCTGCTCGTCGCGGCGTGGCAGCGGGAGCTCGAAGCAGACGCGGCGGCCGTGCGCCTCGAACAGGATCAGCGCGCGGTCGGCGGCGTTCATGAAGGCCGTCGATGTGGCGCCGTACTTGATAATCAGGCGCTCAATCTCGGCCCGCGTACGCTCGACGGGGACCTCGGTCTCAGCAGCGAATCGCGACTCGTTACGGGCGGCCACGGTGGCGCCTCTTGTGGTTGAACCTGATGGCGATGTCGCTGGTGAGGTGGCGCGGTGCCGCGCGAGCGAGAACGGTATGCAATGTACCGTAATGGGTCAACACCGTGACGGGTCAGCGATGGTGACCGAATTCGGTATGAGCAGGATGGAACCCCGGAGGGTGATCGCGCACCGGGTCTGTGGATTGCGCGCGCGTTGGTTGAACGACGCTACGAGTGGTGGCTGCGACAATAGCGCACGGCCCTGTTGCCGTTTTCCACAGGCATCAGGGTTCACCCGAAAGTCAGTGGCGTGAATCCCTGACTCTGCGGCCGGCGGTTATCGGTTATATTTTCCGATGATCCTGTGGCAGCGCGGCCACCGCCCGCGGTCGTAGCTCACGGTCCTGTTGCCGCGGTTCCACTGGCGCACGATCCAGTTGCTATCGGTAATCCGTTCCAGTCGGCCAATGGCGGCGAGCTCGCCGTCGTTGTGCTTGAGACGCAGCAGCACGTCCTTGCCGGCTTCCGGCGGCAGGTGCGGGTGCAGCAGGATGGTGTCCCCGACCTCGTAAACCGGGTGCATGGCCTCCGTCGACACGAGCACAGCGTAAGCCTCTTTCACGGTGGCAAGCGGCAGGGGCCGCAACGTGTACGAGATAGGGGCGCCGCTCAAGTGCATGTCCCGCCCACTTTCTATGCTGCCAAATACGGGGACGTCGCGCGGGCCGACAAGCGGAGGCGGCTCCGTTGCAGACGCGTCGGCAGGCACCGTTGGCAGTGCGGGGTGGTGTCCTCCCAGGGTCAGTTCGTGAAGGATACCAAGCCGGTCGGCAATCGGGAACAGATATCGTGAGAACTTGATCTGGCCGCGTTCGATCTTGTCGATGGTTTGCGGGTGGGCGCCGACGGCGGCGCCGAGAGCCTGCTGGCTTAGCCGCAACTCCTTGCGCCGTCGGCGGATTGTCTGTCCTTGGTCGGTCATCGGCGTCGCCTGTGTGGTGCCGTGGTGACACCATGTCATATCACACAAACCACACCATTGTGTATCAACCCACACCACCATTAACGGATAAAACTCGGTGTTTGGCACCTACCGTTCAGGCTTGTAGGCTGCCCGACAATGTCATCCCGCCGTCACATGGTGCGTGCCATTGCGCTGTTCGGATCGGAGCGAAAGCTCGGCGACGCCATCGGCTACACACAACATGCGGTATGGCGGGCTAAGACCACCGGGCGGCCGGCGCCGAGGATGGCAATCGCCATCGACTTAGCGACCGGCGGCAAGGTCTCGCGGTTCGATCTGCGCCCTGACATGTTCGTTCGCAGCGTCACGGCGCAGCGCAAACAACACGCAGCAACAATCGGGCGGCCGCGCGCCGCCTGAGCACCGAGGAGCTCGCGCGGGGTCCCGCGCGTCTCCCCGCCGCCGGGGAGCGTTTGGCCAATGGCGGAGGCACGCCAACTCCACCTGTTCGGCGGTCGCCGGCAACGCGGCGTCGCTCCACCTTCCGCACCCGAGTTTCTGTTCCACTGCATGATCGCCGACACGCTGCGCCGGTGGGCGACGCCGGGCTGGCTGTGGACGCACCTGCCGATGGGCGAGGAGCGCCAGCCGATCACGGCGGCCAAGCTCAAGCGCATGGGCGTGCAGCGTGGGTGGCCCGACTTCATCCTGCTGGCGCCGCATCGGGGCAGCGCGCATTTCCTCGAGCTCAAGCGCCGCAAGGGTGGCAAGCCCACCGACGAGCAGGCGGCGTTCGGCTACTGGTGCGGCGCCAATGGTTATCAGCACGCCTTCGTCTACGACTACGCGGAGGCGATCGAGGTTCTCAAACGCTGGGGCGCCGTGCGCGCCGGCATAGCAACGTGGTGAGGACCGGCGATGCGCGAGCGCGTGTGCGAGTGTTGTGGCCAGCCGTTGCCGATCACGCGGTTCGGCGTGCGCATGTCACCGCTCAAGGCGCACCTGGTCGACGTGGTTTTGCGCGCGGGACCTGACGGCATCAGCAGCGACGATCTGCACCGCATCGTGTTCGGCGACCGCCGGGTCGTGCGCAAGACGCTGTACGCGCACGTCTGGCAGATCAACGACGCGATGATGGACACGGGCTACCGGATCACGGGGCGGGGCGGGTTCTTTCGGCTGCACAAGCCAGCGGCAACGGGGAGACGCGATGGAGGTCTACTACTGGGGCTGGAGGGATAACGAGGGCAACGCGCACGTGCAGCGCGGCAGCGGCGGCGTTGGCAGGCCGCTGCGGCTTCGGCTTGACCTCGACAACCATTCGCCGACCGGATTCGAGTGGGGTTATCCGGGCTCGGGACCGGCGCAACTGGCGCTGGCGATCCTCGCCGACGCGCTTGGCAACGACCGGCGCGCGGTGCGGCTGCATCAGCCGTTCAAGGCGCGGGTGATCCAGCACCTGGACCGCAACAAGCGGTGGATGCTGACGCGCCACGAGGTGCTCGACCACGTGGCGGTGATCGAACGCGAGCACGCTCTGCGGGAGGTGCCATGAACGCGGAGGAGCTCGCGCGGGCGCTGGGCGGCAAGAAGGCGGGGCGGCAATGGAAGTGCCGGTGCCCGGCGCACGCTGATCGCGATCCGAGCCTGATCGTGTTCGACGGCCGCGCGGCGGTGCAGGTGCGGTGCCTTGCCGGCTGCGAGCCCGAGGCGGTGATCGCCGAGTGCCGGCGGCTGGGTGTGTGGCAGGACAGCGAGGCCGACCTGGAGCGCGAGCGGCGGCGGCAGGCGAGCGAGCAGCGCAAACGCGAGCGGGAGGAGAAGCAGGCGCGCGAGGCGGCGCAGCTGCGGGCGCGCGCGCTGGAGATATGGGAGGAGGCGGAGCCGGCGCTCGGCACCGAGGTCGAGTCGGTCTACCTGCAATGGTGGCGCGGCCTGGAGCTACCAGCGGCGCGGCGCGAGTTCCTGCTGACCGAGGTGTTGCGGCTGCACCGGCGGTGTCCACGCAAGCAGGGTCGGGCGCCGGCAATGGTGGCGCTCATGCGGTCGATCCACGGCGACCGCCCGGTGGCGATCCACCGGACGTTCTTCGACGCGCAGTGGCGCAAGGTGGGCGAGCCGATGATGCTGGCGCCGGCCGGCGGCGCGGCGATCAAGTTGACGGGGCACGACGAGACGTTCGGCGAGGAGTTTGCCTACTGCACGCACCTGGGCGTGTGCGAGGGGATCGAAACCGGGCTGGACCTGCTGGCGCGTGGGCGTTCGCCGATCTGGGCACTGGGGTCGTGCGGGGCGATTGAGCGGTTCGCTCCGGTCTACTGCGTGGGCAAGCTCACCGTGTGGGGCGACCGCGACTGGCCAGTGTCGGTCGGCTACGGCGATTTCGAGAACGCGGGACCGGGCGAGCGGGCGGCGGCGATCTGCATCGCGCGCTGGCAGTTGGCTGGCCACGAGGCGGTGGCGCTGATGCCGAAGAAGCCGGTCGAGACCGACGGCTTCGAGACCCGTGACTTCAACGACAAGGCGCGGGTCGCGTGATGGCCGACGATGACGACGACAACGTGATCCCGATCAAGCCGGCGCCGGCCTATGCGCTGCCGGGGTGGCTGCCGACGGGCGAGACGATGCTGGTGGAGTTTGAGCGCCGGCACGGCGAGGAGGTTCGCTACGTCGCCGAGTGGGGGCGGTGGCTGATCTGGCGCGACGGCGTGTGGTCGGACGACGCGACGATGCGGGTGGTGGACATGGCGGGGCTGCTGGCGCGCGACATCGGCACGGCGGCTAAGAAGCCGCGCATGCGCATGTCGGTGGAGGCATCGCGCACGGTGGCGTCGCTGGAGCGGCGGGCGCGTGGATCGCAACTGCTGGCGGCGCGGACGGACGAGTGGGACCACGACCGGATGCTGCTCAACGGGCCGCGCGGCACGGTCGATCTCAGCACCGGGGACATGCGCGGGCACAAGCGCGAGGACCACTGCACGCGGCGCACGGCGGTGTCGCCGGTGCAGGCGGCGCCGCTGCGCTGGCTGACGTTTCTGCAGCGTGTCACCGGCAATGACGCGGACCTGGTCGGGTTCCTGCAGCGTGTGTGCGGCTATTGCCTGACCGGACAGACGCACGAGCAGGTGCTGTTCTTCATCTGGGGACCGGGCGGCAACGGCAAGGGCACGTTCATTCACACGATCACGGACATTCTCGGGACCTACGCGCGCGCTGCTGCCATCGAGACGTTCGTGGAAACGAAGTACGAGCGCCACCCGGAGGAGCTGGCGACGCTGCGCGGTGCGCGGCTGGTGACGGCGAGCGAGACCGAGGAGGGGCGGGCGTGGAACGAGTCGCGGATCAAGGCGCTGACGGGTGGCGACGTGGTCCGCGCGCGGTTCATGCGCATGGACAGTTTCGAGTACGTGCCGCAGTTCAAGCTGCTGATCATCGGCAACAAGAAGCCGGCGTTCAAATCCATCGACCGCGCGGTGCGGCGGCGACTGCAGTTGATTCCGTTCACGACGGAGATCAGCGACGAGGAGCGGGACAAGCTGCTCGACGAGCATCTCAAGGGGGAGTGGCCGGCGATTCTGAACTGGATGGTCCAGGGCTGTCGCGAGTGGCAGGCGCGCGGGCTTGATCCGCCGGCGAGCGTGATGGACTCGACGGCCGAGTATCTGGAGGTGGAGGACGCGGTCGGGTCGTGGCTGACCGAGTGCTGCGACCGGATGCGGGACACGTTCACGGCGTCGTCGGTGCTGTTCGCCTCGTGGAAGGCGTGGGCGGAGAAGCGCGGCGAGCGGTACGGCACGATCCGCACGTTCGTGCAGAACCTGCAGGGTCGCGGGATCACGATGACGCGGACGAACCGCGAGCGCGGGTTCCGCGATCTGATCATCACGCCCGACAAGAAGGCCGACGACCAGTGGTGGGGGCAGCAGTGACGGTCATTCGCGTGTTCCCGCGGCGAACGAAGGCCACGCCGGACGACCGGCTGGCGTATGCCGGGCCGCCCGATTTGTTTGCGTTCGCCAGCGGAGCGGAGGAGATCCACATCTCGGTGACGTTCACGTACGACAAGCCGGCGGCGGAGCGTCTGGCAGAGGCGTGGCGTCACGTTGCTCCGGTCAAGGTCGGCGGCGTGGCCTACGGCGATGCAGGTGCTGAGTTCGTTCCGGGCCGCTACGTCAAACCGGGATACATTTTTACGTCGCGCGGCTGTCCGCGCCGCTGCTGGTTCTGTTCGGTCTGGAAGCGCGACCCGGTTCCGCGGCTGCTGCCGATTGTCGACGGCTGGAACATCCTCGACGACAATCTCCTCGCGTGTCCGCGCGATCATGTCGAGGCGGTGTTTGCGATGCTGCGTCGGCAGCGGCGGCGCATCGAGTTCACCGGCGGGCTCGAAGCCCTTGCGCTCGAGGACTATCAGGTTGACTTGCTGGCGAGCCTGACGCCGCGCCCGAACATGTTTTTTGCCTACGATCCGGGCGACGAGTTTGAGACGCTCGCGCACGCGGCGCGGCGTCTCCTCGCGGCTGGCTTCACGGCGCGGTCGCACAGGATGCGCGTCTACGTTCTCGTCGGCTTTCCCAAGGACACCTTCGCGGCGGCCGAGGGGCGGCTGCGTCAGATGCTGGGGATTGGCTTCACGCCGATGGCGATGCTGTGGCGGCCGGAGGGTCGCTCGCAGGAGCGGTTTGCGCCGGCGCCCGAATGGCGGACGTTTCAGCGGCAGTGGGCACGGCCGGCGCTCATCCACTCGCGCGAGGCGGCGCGCGCGTTCATCGCGGAGGCGGCGTAGCGATGAAGCCGCCGCCCAACGTGCCGCGAGCGATCACGGGCGCAATCGAGGACGTCCTCGGCTGGACCTATGCGAGCGTGACGGCGGCCAAGCGCAAGGACGGCACGCGGGTGTGGCGGGTGACCGGGCGCGGCTACACTTCGCCGATCTGGCTCGGGCGCGACGGCAAGGTCTACAAGAAAAACCCCGACGACAAGGACAGCCCGCTCGTTGTGGTCGATGAGGGCGACGAGATTCTCCGGCGCGACGAGAGCCAGCCGGCTCGCGACTGGGTGCCGAAGCATGTGTTCCGCATCCTGTCGCGCGATCCCGACGAGCTTGCGCGCGAACTGGAGGAGGCGGTTGCTCCGCTGCCGCTGGTGTTCAAGGTGGGGAGGGGTGGCGGCGGCAACGCCTACGACGACACGATCATCGCCACGTTGAGGAAGGACGACGCGGCTGACGCGCGCGAGCAGTTGATTGAGCGCGGTCTGGCCGATGCCGGCGTTCGGGCGGTTGCCGCCATCGTGGGCGCTCTGCTTCCGCTCGATCAAGCCGCGCGCCGGCGTGTTCTCGACTACGTCCTGGCGCGACTGCAGGCCGAGGAGGCGGGATGAA